ACCGCCCCGTTTTATTTCATAAAATTTTACTCACATCTAGTAAGAATGGCAGGTAAACTTCAAATCGCCATAACAGGAACCCAGGACCAGTGGCTCACAGGTGCTCCTGAGATTTCGTATTTCGTTACGAACCATAAGAGACATACACGGTTTTCTACAGAAGCCGTTGAGATGCCTTTCGACGGTAAATGTGATTTCTCAAGCTCCGTTGAGTGTAAAATTCCGCAAAACGTAGGGGATCTCATACGTAGTACGATGTTAAAAATTAAATTAGGTAATTTGTCGACCGACACATCTACTGAAAAATATAGATACAACACTCCAGCGGCCTTGAGTATCATAAAACACGTCGACCTCGTAATTGGAGGGCAAATTATAGAGCGTCTCACTGGTGATTATATTTATATGTATAATCAGTTATATAACAATAAAGATGATGTAAACCAATCTCTTTATTTCTTATCTGGACACGGCGAACATCTGCAAGTATCGGATTCATATAACACATTTTACGTAAATATTCCATTTTACTTTTTTAGAAATCCTAGCTTGGCAGTACCCGTCTGTGCAATCACCAAACAACTCGTTGAAGTACGTGTCACGTTCAAAGATGTAAATGATGATGTAACTTTCAAATATACCATAGATGGGTCGGTGACTAAGAGAGATAAAACAACCGAAGGATCTATCGACAATGTTTCACTCATTACTGATTTCTATTTCGTCGCTGAAGATGAAAGAAACTTTTTACTCACACGTCCGATGGAATACATAATATCACAGTTACAAATGTCTAAATTACTGTACAAGCCAAACGAATCAAAAAAATCGGCTCTTTTGAAATTTAAACACCCCGTGAAAGAATTATTCTTCTCGGCGAAGGAAAAAACTGGTATAACCAACGTATCTGAACCTGTGTACGCAATTTCACAACCTGTCGCGACCATCAACGCCCAGGGAGGGTCTGTAATTTCGAATAACGGGTTAGTCGCTGTGACATATGACAACAGCTCGACGGGAGAGGTGAACATTTACGAAAAAGATTCGAGTGGAAACTGGCCTTCCACCGCCTCGGCGACGTACACGGGGTCCTCTTCAAGCGAATATTTAGGACGGGTCCTAGGCGTTTCGGATGATGGTACTCGGGTTGCCCTACAATCGTCCACGAAGATGATAATCGTGGAGAAACAATCGGGCGTTTGGACGCAGATCGGTTCGGATATAACAGCACCCTTTACTGCCATAACCGGAAGTTGCCTGACCGGCGACGGTACTAAGGTTTTCGGGTCTCTGGCGTCGCCGGCCAATTGGACCCAGTTGGGTACCGACATCGATGGCCAATCTGCGGCCGACCAGTCTGGGTACTCGGTATCTATGTCCTCAGACGGCACGCGCATGGCGGTCGGCGCCATAATGCCCCCCCAGAGCGGCGGCATCCCCGGCGGGACCGGTAAGGTTCGGGTGTACGAATGGGACAATGTATCTTGGAGCCAGCTTGGCGCAGATATTAACGGCGAGGGTGTGGAAGACTACTTTGGCAATTCAGTGTCTATATCCTCTGACGGCACGCGCGTTGCGATCGGTGCACCATTTAATAACCCCACCAATACTGCTGCCGGCGACAGAGTCGGCCATGCGCGCGTGTACGAATGGGACAATGTATCTTGGAGCCAGGTGGGTGGCGATATTGATGGCGAGGCTGTGGGCGACCAGTCTGGGTACTCGGTATCTATATCAGGAGACGGTACGCGGGTGGCGATCGGCGCTTTGTTTAACGACGGCACCGCCTTCAACGCCGGCCACGTGCGGGTCTATGAATACGATGCTACTTATGGTTGGAATAAAATTGGAAATGATATCGACGGCGAGGGTTATGGAGACCGGTCCGGGCGATCAGTATCTCTATCATCGGATGGCACGCGGGTGGCGATCGGTGCATATATTAACAACCCCACCAATAATGGTGCCGGCGTCGACATCGGCCATGTGCGTGTGTACTCAGAGAGCAGCGGGGCGTGGAGCCAGTTGGGTGGCGATATCGATGGCGAGGCGCGAGACGACTTGTCCGGGTGGTCAGTATCTATATCAGGAGACGGTACGCGGGTGGCGATCGGCGCTCCCCACAACGACCCTAGCACCGGTAATAACGCCGGCCACGTGCGTGTGTATGATTGGGACAATGTATCTTGGAGCCAGGTGGGCCAAGATATCGACGGCGAGTCTGGGGGTGACCAATTCGGAAACGCGGTATCTCTATCATCGGATGGCACACATTTGGCGATCGGCGCTCCCTACAACGACCCTAGCACCGGCGATAACGCCGGCCACGTTCGGGTGTACGTCTACAACAGCGTCACTCCTGCGTGGGAGCAAATAGGGCCAGATATCGACGGCGAGGCTTTGGACGACTTGTCCGGATACTCGCTATCTATGTCCTCAGACGGCACGCGCGTGGCGATCAGCACTCCTTTCAACGACGAAAATGGTATTTCGGCCGGGCACGTGCGCGTGTACTCACTCTCTGCACCCACTACACCAGCAGTTTCATCATGGGAATACAGTGGTAGTAGTTGGTCACAGTATCGCTCCGATATCACTGTAAACACCGCCGTATCCAGAATCTCTCACTCAACAAACGGTGAAATCCTGGGTTTGGAAGATGCGACCAAAACCGTTATACACGCGACGACCGACTCGGCGTCTACGTATACCAAGCGCCACGCTGATACTCAATATAGTGAAAGGTATCATTCACTATCGAGTGATGGTGCGAATTTGGTATCTTTGGAAACTTTGGGATCTAAGGTGTGGAATCAAACAAACTATGTCTACGATGGCGTGGGGGGAACACAAGTCCCTTGGTATACCACTTCCGCTTCTAGCATGGTAGAGATCTCAAGGAATGGCAACTTTGTATTTTGGAATGATTCCAGTTCTAATACATTTAAGTTATACAGCAAATCGGTAGTTGATGGAAACGTCCAGTGGACATTGGAAACGAGCCTCGCGTACACGTACTCTCCAGTTAAGATGTCACCACTCGGAGGCGATGCTATCATAGTGACCGGATCGGGGTCGGTGGGTGCCAAGATTCACGACATCACGGCCACTTCGGGAGGTACTGAAGATCGTCTACTTAACATCTCATCATCCGACCAAGAATTCACGACACTTTTACCAGGTAAACGTTCCGATCACAGATTAATAAAAAACGTAAAATTCGCGTGTAACGGTGAAACTATTTTCGATCAAAGTGGGCAATATCTGGCGTACGAACAATCTCTTCGACACCATACAGGATGTCCAGACCCCGCGTATGAATTTTATACGTACTCCTTTTCTCTCCAACCCGAGATGTATTACCCCACGGGACAATTAAACATGAGTCGTATAATACATAAAAAAATTGATATAGAATTGGGAGAAACATCAACTACACGTGACATAGATGTTTCAGTATACGCATTAAATTACAATATACTTCACGTAGAAAGTGGTTTAGCAGGCTTAAAATTTTAACGTATAGTATTAGGAATGGCGGGACGATTACAACTCGCCACGAAGGGTACTCAGGATATATTCTTCACGGACGATCCAGAGTACACGCACTTCGTAAAAAATTTCAGGAAACATACAAACTTCGCGAAATATGAAGTAAACCATGAATTAGATGGAAACCTAGAATATGGAAGTACTTTAAGATGTACGATTCCTAACAATTGTGGTGATCTCATAAAAAACGTTAGTGTTCAGTTCGAACTTCCACCTCTCACGTTTGGTACTACGTATACATACATAGAATCTATAGGTCATGCGTTGATTGAATATATAGATTTGATCATAGGAGGTCAGGTTATTCAGAGAATACCAGCAGATTGGCTCCAGATACACTCCGAAAACTACATAACTCAGACGAAACAAACGAATTTGTCCAAATTAATAGGTAAATGTCCAGACGAACTTTCGGGAACAAATGTGAGTGATACAAAAATACAAGGATATTTGGGAACCGCAACTACTCCCCGAAAATGTATAGTAGACATACCTTTTTATTTTTATAATAATCCAGAATTGTCTATCCCTTTATGCGCACTTACCCGGCAAGAATGTGAAATAGAAATTAAATTAAACACCCGAGAAAAGTGTATAACCGATTTACCGGTGAGCGCTTCACCCAATAATACAACATTCAATGTTGTTGTTGAGAGTGGTGGGATGGCATATATAATAGACGGTGCTACCCACCCCACGCTTACATTGATAAAAGGGAACACGTATAATTTTACATACAATAAATCTGGGCATCCTTTCGCGTTGAGAGAAACGGGTGGAACATCATACGCGAATGGTTTAAGTTCGGCCACAGATCCCGCAACTTTTACAGTTCCACTCGATGCACCCAATACGTTGGAGTATTATTGTACATCACACTCGGTTATGAAAGGAACTATAAATCTAATTTCTTCAGGTATATATGATGTGGGTATAAACTCAATGTCTCTCCAGACAGAAATGGTACAACTCGGAGACCCGGAACGGATAAAATACCAATCAGAAGAAGTGAATCATATCATAACACAACTCCAAGTGAGCAGGGATACGATTCCGGCCAATACAAACCCTTTTAAACATAGAACCGAATTTATAAATCCAGTCAAAGAATTATTTTTCGTTATACAGAGAACGAGTGTATCGAATCCGTTTGATTATGATCACCCGAGTCAAATTTTAAACAATGATTATATTTCCTACGAAAATTTACAAAGTTTGGAGATGACATTGGATGGTGAAGTCATGTTGAATGAAAAGACGGGTAAATTTATAAACCTTCGAGCTGTTCAGAGTGGTATTCATCATTCCCGGACGCAATTATTTAGACGATTTTACTCCTACAGTTTCGCATTAGAACCAGAAAGATGGTACCCCACAGGTCAAAGAAATTTCAGTATGATCAAAAACCAAAATTTCAAATTTGACTTGAACGCTTTGTCAGAAAATAGAGAGCTTAGAGTTTATGCGCTAAGCAATAACATATTAGAATTTAAAGATGGAGTCGCAAAACTTCGCTTCAACTCTGGAAAAATCGGCAATTGAGATTATAACACCTGTATTAGAACACTCCGTGGTTCTCTCAGGACAATACGCTAAAGCGTGTGGTAGGGATACTATACTGGGAAAGGATATGGAATATTGTATGAAATATTGTGCCATGAACACGGTCGGTAATAAGATAGGTTCCTATTTTCCAGACATTTACGACGAGGAGGAATCGGATGATGAAGAAATCGAAGTCGTAGATGAAGTGGAAGAGGATATTCAATTCGAGCCTTATTCAGGGAGTGATGTGAACATGCTCGCTATAAACGATGCGTATGATGCGTGGGAATCATGGAAGCCGACTAATCCGTCAGAGAAGATGATAAAAAATGCTATTGATAGTAATGAGCACCTCTGAATTACCAGAGGGATGGACCGATACAAATTATAAATCATTTAAAACGGTAGACAACTCATCAGAATCGAGTCTCTCAGACGAAGAAGATTCTGATGATGAGGAAGAAGATGGAGATGAAAAAATCAAGGGGTACAGGAAAGAAAAATACAAAAAATTAGTCTTTGTTGAAGAGTTATTACCAGAATAAAATCTTAACCTATTATAAAATGTCTAACCCTGCCGCTTCCGAGGTACTCGCTTCCATCTCCCGTGAGCTCGAGACTCAGTCTCTCAATGCCGTTGTTGCGGGTTTCTCCTTCGCGGCTGCCCTTTCTTGGATGGATCTCGTTCGATGGGGTATTCACCAGATCGT